ACTGGGGACTGAACCTTCGAATAGCATCTGCGAGAAACCGAAATCACCCAAAAAAGCCCGAAAACGCCCGAAAATCGGGGTTTCGACGGGCTGGGATCGGCTGGGGAGAACTGCGAACAAAAAGGGCCGGATTGGGGGAAGTCGCAGAGATCTGCGAATTTACTCGGGTTCCGGAGGGGGTGGTTAACGGGGGTTGAAAGGCGGTTTCAAGACCACCAAAAACGGCCGCCGGGGTGGGTTCACCGGGCGGCTTGGTGCCACGCGCGCAGGATCTCGCCAGCGCGCTTGTCCATGAGCTGGGCTTGATGGCGGAGGCGGGCCGCGATGGTGTGGATTTCCTCGGGGTCGCAGTGGCGCACGTGCTTGTAGCCTGGGCTGCCGGGGCTGGAGACGACGAGGCCGCTGGATGCGGCGGCAAGGTGGCGGATCTGGCGATCGGAGAGGCCGAGGGACCGGGCGATGTCGCGGGCGAGGCACCAGCGGTCCCCGGCTTCGTAGAGCCAGCCGGACAGACGCGCGACTTCCGCGAGGTCCGGCGGGGCCGGGGCGCGGAGGTCGAGTTCCAACTGCATCCGAAAGCGATCATCGCACGGGGGCTCAGGCGGTTTTCTCAGCGGAGAGGGTGCGGGCGAGATCTCCGACCTTGGAAGAAAAGCCAAAAACGACCGGCACGCCGTGAGAGTGGGCGAGATCCAAGGCGGCAGCGCGGGAAAGTTCTTGGCCGAGCAGCTCGTTTTCCGCCGCCCCGATCCAGCCGAATACTTGGTAGAGCTCCGAGGATGTGCTGCTGATGTTGTAGAGCGAAATCAGGACGTATTTCATGGGGATGGGCGGAGAATGGGCCGAGGAAAGCCGGTGGCAAGGCTGCTCGCTCAGGCGGTTTTCCGCGCGCGGGCGCGGTTGACGCAGGTGAAGCGGAAGCGGACGAGCTGGCGCTCGGTGAGGGCGCGCCAGTCGGAGGTGTTGTACTGGTCGCGGGAAATCGCCTGGAGGTAGGGCTCGGGGAGGCCGAGCTGCTCGACGGCGTAGATCAGCCGCTTGACCGGCTGGGAATCGGCGCGGCTGGGGCCGGATCGGGGGCCGTTGAGCAGGACGAGGTACTCGTCGAAGTGGTCAAGGATGGTGTCCAGGTCGCGCTGGGTGAAGTCCTTCGACGATTTGTCGCAGCCGAGGGCGGCGCGGGTGATGGCGTGGCGCTCTTGCTCGGCATCCTCGTCGGAAAACTCGCCCATGGTGGTGAGGACCTTCTTCACCTTGGCCCATTCGGCGCGGTAGCGCTTCATCTGTGCGTAGTTGATGGGCATCGGAGAAAGTTTGCTAGGGTTCAGTTTTCAGTGTTCAGGAACAGCCGCGGAAAAGTGCCGAGTGATCGGTGATCAGTGATCGGTGATCAGTGATCGGTGGAAGAGTCGGGATCGGCGACTTTGCGGGTGAGGCCGCCGAGGATCTCGCGGATGTCGTCTTCGGAGGCGTATTCGTCTGGATTCGCTGCCGGGGCCGGGGCGGCTGGCTTCGGGGTACTGCGGTAGCGGGCGATCGGGTCGCGCACCTGGGGAAGGTCCTCCCACTTGCGGTTCTTGATGAAGATGTGGAGACCGGGGGCGAATTCACCGCCGTTCTTGCTCCACTGCTCGGACTTGTTCCATGCCTTGAGGGCGGCGACGGCGTCCTCGATCTTCGGGCGTACGCCGACGGTGAGGCGGTGCCATTCAACGCGGCATTGCTGGCGAGTGGAACGCTCGCGGGACTTGGGCAACGCGGCATCCCACAGCAGGTCGAGGCCGGTCTGTGGGGCGACTTCGCCGGGGGCGAGCTGGAGCTTCGCCAGCTCTTCACGCAAACCGCCGAGCTTGGCTTCAAGCTCGGCGATCTGCCGGGTCAGCTTCCGGATCTTGGCGGCTTTTTCCTTGGTGGTCATGCAAGGCGTCGGAAAGGGGTGACGTTCGGACGAGCTGGCGGGGCCATGTCGAGGGGTGAAATCAAAGCCTCGGTGCCCATGGCATCCACATCCTTGAGGCGAAGGGTAAGCAGCGCATTGATGCGGGAGCCGGTGCCATAAAGCAGCTCGCCTTGGAGGCGCGCGTCGCCGGAAAGGCGGCCAATCAGATCCATCGCCTCGTCATGCGTGAGCCAGACGGGGACGTTGCGGTGCGGATTCTTTTTCGGGACCGTGAGCGAATTCGGCTCGATCTCGATGCCGAGGACCTTCTCGTGATAGAATTTGAGGGCGTTGAGGGCCTGATAGACGGTCTTGGGATTGACGCGATCGACGGTGGATAGGCGGGTGAGGAAGCCTTGGAGGTCCTTGCAGAGTCGCTCGCGGCGGGCGGCGCGGTAGCGGAGTAGCCAGCCGCGATACGACTTGCGAGTATTGAACAGATGCCCGGCCTCAAGCTGGGCATTCTTCAACGCCAGAATTGCTTCAGTGTCAGACATCGGACTCATGGTTATTCAACCTCCGGTTGGGATAATTCTCTGTTCGCCTCACTAATAGCGGAATTGATAGCGTCCATTGCGGCTTGGTCATTGTTGGCCCCTTCCATGAGAAGAGACGCGAGCCCGTCGCTACCGTGTGTGGTTGGGTTGTCCATGACCTTGTTGTGGCGGTAGGAGAGAGCGTTGATTGCCCGCTTCGCTACTTCGATTGGAAGGCGAACAAGTCGTGGCTGGCCAACCGGCAATTTCGTTTCAGTTTCACTCATGGGCGTTCCTTTCGCTGCCGGTGGCAGCACTTGTGGCGTTGGGCAGAACTAAAAGCGCGACCTGGCAAGCGGCATCCTCCATCGTTGGTGCCCGCATACAGATGGCCTCCGCCCCCTTCATGACGGTCACTTTCCAGCGCGCATCATTGCCTGATATCTGCACTGCGAAACCGGCTTTGATCATCGCCTCGATCACACACCACCCGCCGCCGGGAGTCTCCGAATAGCGAAGGTGCCACCGCTGCTCGAACAGGGTTATTTCGTCTCTCAAGAGCCAGTCGAGATCCACGCCGCGGCGAGTCCATTCGGCCTTGCTTTTCTTGGCCGAGGCGAGCCATGCCTCGGCGTCCTCCATGGACATGCTTCCGAGTTGGCCGATGTGTCGCTTGCCGATCACGCTGCCATCGGCCTTCTTGATCGTCCACACCAGCCAGACGTTCCGGTGATGCTCCGCGCCAAGCAGTTCGCCGATGAGATTATCTCGCTCGGCCGGCTCCAAGTCAGCCCAACAAGACGCCGCTCCCGACAGGAGGGATTCTGTAGTTCCAGCGGGCTTCTCGGCCTCGTCGTGATTTTCTAGATCCATAGTAGTTTCAGGGTTGTTCGCCCTCCTGCCGGAGAGCTTTTGCGTTCTCAGAAAGATATTCCTCGGCGGCTTTCTTCCCTGCTTCCCACTGTCGCGTGCGTTCCGGCGTGCGGAATATGCTGAAGTGGCTGTTCTCGGCGTTGGCACCTTTGAGGGCACAATCGACACCGTAGCTCCATGCGTCTCGCTCTGATGTCGGGCGAGGTAGTTTTCTGAGTAGGTCTAGCGTTTCCATAATTTCAAAGACTGAGAACAAGGTCGGTGCTGGCAACCCCTGCCAGCGGCCAAGTTCACTTGTGTTTTTCGGGCATCTGTGGCGCTGGCTGGGTTGCCAGACCTTGATCGTTCAGTTGATTGATTCGCTCCCCGATCCACCGCATGACGGGCACCGCCATGGAGTTGCCGAGCGCCTTGTAGCGCGGGCCGTCCGGGCAACGGTCATCGATGAGGCCGCGCCATGGGATCAGCGTGTAATCGTCCGGGAAGCCTTGTAGGCGTTCGCACTCGCGAGGCGTGAGGCGACGCACGGCGGTGGTGGCGACGTAGGACCGGGACGATCCACCGGAGGCGGCGCGTTGGCAGGCCAAGCCATCGGGATCGACTTCGGGCATCGCACCGCCCTCGCGGCCTCGCAGGTTGAAGGCGGTTGGTGATACCGCAACCGTCGTGCTGCTGTTCTCGATCGAGCCGGGCGGCTTGGTCCGAAGGCATCCAGCCAAGTCGGTTTCGGATGCCACGCGATCGGTTTTGTCCGTCCCGTGAATCATGAATGCCAAGGCCGGTGCATGAGCTCCGGCGGCGAGCGGGTGGCACGGATCACCCGGCTGAGGGTTGCTGCGGTTTTCCGCGCTGGTGATCTGCGTCGTGTCGAAGGCGAGCACATGACTGGTGCGATCGGTGCCGGTGGTGATTGCGTCCACCTTGTCGCCGGTCTCCCATGCTCCGCAGTTGCCGGAGGTGCGATAGGCTTGACAGACGAGGTTCTGACACTCGTCGCCGCTAGGCCCGCCGCTACCCTTCGCCCATTTCGACGTGACGGCGGGCGAGATCAATCCGCCGTCGGGGTCGAAGTCGGTTCCGAGTCCGCCACCGCCTTTAGTGCGAGCGCTAAGGGTGGGGGCAACTCCTTGCCCCGCTTCGCGGCGCGGCGGAGAATCCCCGCGCAGGCTTTCGGGCTCAAAAAGAACCGCTGCGGCACGTCGCCAGTCTCCAAGATAGCCGACAACGAAGACGCGGCGCCGTCGCTGGGGAACTCCGAAGTGCTGAGCGTCAAGAACCCGGTAGGCGAACCCATACCCGAGTTTTGCCAAGCCCCCGAGGAAGGCACCAAAGGCCCCCGTTGAATCGGACAGGACGCCGGGGACGTTCTCCCAAACCACCCAGCGGGGGCGGAACTGCTCAAGAAGGCCAAGGAAGACGAGAGTGAGGTTTCCGCGAGGGTCTTCCAGACCCCGCCGGAGCCCCGCGACGCTGAAGGCTTGGCAGGGTGTCCCGCCGACGATGAGGTCAGGTCGAAGAGTGTTTGGCCATCCATGGTGTTGCGTGAGATCGCCCAGGTTCGGGACGTCCGGCCAGTGATGGGCGAGCACGGCGGATGGGAATCTTTCGATCTCCGAGAAGCCAACGGGCTGCCATCCCATCGGGTGCCACGCCACGCTTGCCGCCTCGATGCCGGAGCACACCGAGAGATACCGCAAAACTGAACAAGAGCCTGCATGGAACGCCTGCGGGGCGTCCTCTGTCGGCGGAGATATCAAGTTGGCGTCCATGAGGCTAGGCGTTCAGTTTTCAGGAACAGCCGATGAGAAGTGCCGGGTGATCAGTGATCGGTGATCAGTGGGAGAGGCTGCCGGCTGGAAGCCGGAGCCACTTTGGTGGCGGGCTTCTTTTTGGTGATGGCTTCGAGGCGGTTGTAGGCGGCGACGAAATGGGGCCAGCGGTACGTTTCCCCCTTCCCCATCGCGAGCTTCTTGCCGGCGCGGAGGTGGAGGACGAGCTTGCGGAGGCCGGTCTCGCGGAAGATCTTGGCGACGATTTCGGCGGCGTCCTGGGCACCGGCGAAGGTGGGATCGAGGTCGAAGTGTTTGATGAACTCGGCGAGATCGCTCTTGGTCGGCTTGTCGGGGAGTTCAACCGGTTCGAGGCCGCGATCGAGCAGCTGCTCAAGCGCGGCGCGGTGGTCGCCATCGCGCAGCTCGGAGACCATGACGCGGGTGCCGATGAGGACCACGCCGCACTCGGCGACATCGAAGATCTCGCGGATGAATTCGCAGATCAGGACGGCGGCGGTACCGCGCGAGCGTTCCTTCTGGAGAAACAGCTCGTGCAGCTCGTCGATGATGAGCAGCCGGGCACCGGCCTTGAGCATGGCGATGATCTTCTCGCGCAGGCGCAGGTGGCTGTGGCGCTTGCTGGGAATGTTCATCGAACTCGCCAGCGAGGTGACGAATTGCCCGAAGGTCATCGCGGGCGAGCAGCGATGGTAGTAGGTGCGGCCGTGGTTGTTGCGGCGCTTGTATTCCTTCGCGATCTCGGTCTTGCCGATGCCCTTCTTGCCCCACGAGATGAGGACGGTTTGAAGAGCGCGGGTCTCGTCGAAGAGTTCGAACATCTGACCGGCGAGGGCGGTCATGATGAAGTGCGGATTCGCGACGGACTGGTGGAGGTTTTCCTGCGCGGCGCGGAGCTTGCGGCACAGCTCGTCGAGCTTGGCCGGGTATTGGTTGCGGAAGGCGAGCGAGAGCGCGCTATCGGACACGCCGGCGCGGCGGCCGAGTTCCTTCTGCGACCAGTCGCGTTCGAGGGCGTAGTAGTACCAGAAGGAAAGGATTTCCCGCTGGTCGTCATCGAGCTGGCGCATGTGGGACTCGAAGACATCGGGCGAGACGCGCTGCTGTGAGCGGGTGCCGTTGGCGGCTTTCTTGGTGGGTGTGGCGGTTGGGTTCATCGAAAGTTTGCTAGTTTTCAGTGTTCAGTTTTCAGGAACAGCCAAAGGCAAGTGCCGGGTGATCGGTGATCAGTGATCGGTGGAAAGACGGGGGTGGCGGTTGTTAGTCGGCGAGGCCGGCGTAGGGATCTACGGGGCCTGTCGTAGATGGAGCGGGGGCGATGTAGTCGGCGGCGGAGGCGGCGAGGGCGGCGTCGTAGGCGGCCTCGGTGTCGGTCTGGCGCTGGGAGGCGCGCTTGCGTTCCTCGCGGGTCAGGGCGAGCAGCTCGCGGTTGATCTTGCGTTGCTCGACGCGGGTGGTGCCGATGTCGGCCATGCGGGCGCGGAGGTGGGCGGCGTGGCCGGACTTGATGGCGGCGCGGGTTTCGAGCTGGGCGAGGGTCTTCTCGGGCGAGAAGGGCTCGGCCTTCACCGTGGGGTAAAGGGTGGTGATGTAAGCACCATTGATGTCGTGCACCTGGGCGCGGCCGTCGAAGAAGGGATTGTGATAGACGAGCAGCTCCTTGCCGATGTCGAGGGTGACTTGGGCGCCGCGCTCGTCCCACGAGGCGACGTAGGTGTCCTGCGTGTCGGGCCAGAGTGGATTCGGCAGCGTGAAGCAGTGGTTCGAGCCGACGCGCTTTTGTGCGGCCCACTGGCGCGGCAAGAGCAGGCCGACGACATTGTCGGGAAGCTTGGCGATCACGCCGGCGTCGCGGCGCATTTCGATGGCGAAGGCTTCGTCGGGGGAAAGCTTGTCGATCTTGGTCAGCACATCGCGATTCGCGGCGATGCGGCGCTTGAGCATCTGGCGTTCGACCGGGCACTCGATCGCTTCGAGTTCCTCGCGGGTGAACCAGTTTTCCGAGGTGTCCGAAGGCCGCCAGAGTGGCACGGTGAAGCCGCACTGCGGCCAGCCTTCGAGGCTGTGCATGGTGCGGCCGTTCACCGCCCTGTAAACGGCGTTTACGAGGGCATGAAAGGTCTGGAAATCGAGCAGCTCGTGTTCGATCGATCCGGCCAGCAGCATGCGGGTTTCCGGATCGACGACTTCGGAGATCGCGGTGAGCAGCTTGCGTTCGACGAGCTTGATGCCGTAGGTCTCGTCCTTGCCATTGATCCGCTGGTTGCTGCCGAGCGGGCCGGGGAGTGCCTGCATGTAGGTGCGCAGCAGGCGGAAGGCGCTTTCGAGCCAGGTCTTGAACTTGAAGTTACCGGTCGATTGTGGCTTGAAGCACAGCTCGGAAAAGATCGGGCCTTCGTACTTGCCGGAGCGATTGACGAAGACATGGCCGCCGGTGACGGTGTGGATGGCATCCTCGAATGAGGCTTTCCCCTGGAAGGTGAACAGCTCCTTGTTCTTCCAGGTGTTGGCGGTGCCGTGTTCGAAGATCAGCTCGCTGCCGAGAGCATCGGTGCGATAGCCCCACGTTTGCAGCTGCTTGATGACGAACCAGACGAACTCCATGCCCGTGAGGGTCTTGGCGCGCTGGGTGTCCGGTTCCTTGTAGAGCGCGCGGAGGTGGTGGTCGAGGTGCTTGGCGACGTAGAAGTCGAGGCAGTTGAAAGAGACCGGCTTCTGGGTGTCGGAGATCCCGGCGCACGCGAGGAAGCCATCGGCAAGCATGTTGTCGAGGTCCTGGTCGTCGAAGAGCCTTCGGGAGAGGACGGCCGAGCCGATGCGGGTGGTGAGGATCGGCGGGAGGTGGGCGGCGGCGGATTTCTCACCGTGCTTCGACATCGCACGGGCGGGTGCCTTCGGGCGGCAGTAGGTGAGAATATTGTCGTAGCTCCATCCTACGGGATATCCCGTACTTGGATCGGGAGCGGGCGGGAAGTCGTAGCCATCGATCGCGTGGCGGTGGTCGCCGGTCCTGCGCCACGTTTCCCAGCGGTCGATGACTTTGCGCCAGACTTCCATGCCATCGTCATTGTCGCGCTGATGGGGATCGAAGAGACCGGCAACCCAGCTCTTGAACTTCGGTGGAAGGCCCTTTGAACCGGCGCCGGCGAGGCGTTCGTCCTTGAGGCCTTTCCAGCCGCGGCGCTTGTAGGCGGTGATGTAGCGGCGGAAGCCTTGCGGCGAGACATCGAGCGCGCGGGCAGCGGCCTTGACGATGCTGTCCTTGGTGCCGCGGCGCGCAGTGTTGAGGCGGGAGAGCCACTGGAGCTTGTCGAGGATGACGGCCTGCGCGCGATCCGGGAGGGAGGTGAACTCGGCGAGATCGGCCGCCGGGATCAGGCGGAAGGTGCTGAGGTCGGATTGGGCGAGCAAGGACATGGAGAGAGATTGTTAGAAAAGTGCCGGGTGATCGGTGATCAGTGATCGGTGGAAGAGCCGTAGTGCTCGTCGTAGGTCTTCCGCGAAATGCGGATGGAATCGTGCACGGAAGACGACACGAGCATCAGGGCGAGTGCCCACTCGGTAGGGAACGGCTTCTCCGGGTTGCACGCTTTGTAGGTGTAGAACCACGCGGCGAAGACCGCGCCGTACAGGACGGCATGGATGAGCAAGCCGAAGACAATGCCGAAGAGGATGATCGCGAGCTTCTTCATGGCTTGACGCGGGTGTAGGGCATGAGACGGGTGTCGATGAGGCCCTTCCAGCCGTTGCGGCGGTAGTAGGCGAGCCAACGGCTGATGGTGTTCGGGTTCACGCCGAGGTCGGCGGCGAAGCGAGCGATCACAGCGGCCTTGGTGCCGTGTGGGGCATTGGTGACGGCGGCGACGGCGGCCTTGCGTTCGACGACTTGCGTCCGGACTTTTGAAGGCAGCGTGGCGAAGTGCTGGGCTTCCTCGCCGGTGAGATTGAGAAGAGCGTCCATGATCAGGCGGCGGCGGTGGCGAGTTGTTGGAGGCGGGCTTCGATGGCGGTGATCTGCATGCCCCAGGCTTGGACGCGGGCGGCGGCGGCGAGGCGGTCGCGTTCGTCGGTGGCGCGGAAGCGGGCGGCGTCCCAATAGCTGCGCTGCTCTTTCGCTTCGCGGAGTCGGTGGCAGAGGGCGGACGAGCCGAGTTCGTCGATGTGGCCGAGGGTGCGGACATCGATGCCGGCTTGGCGGCGCGGGCTCTTGACCAGGGCGGGCGTGATGCGGTTGCCGTCGTCTTCGGTGTGCGCTGGCACGATCAGCGGGCGGATGACTTCGCGGCCTTCGAGCAGGCCGGCGTAGAGTTCGGCGATGGATTGGTCGGCGACGATGCGCTCGCTGACGGCGCGGCAAGCGTGGGCGACGGTGGCGCCGTGGCGGCCGAAGATCTTGCCGACGCGATCGAGCGACAGCGGGAGGATCTGGCGGCAGAGCGCCATGCCGATCAGGCGGGCATTGGCCTCGGCGGAAGTGCCGCGTCCGTCGCCGATGAGGTCGCGGACGGGGATGGTGGTGGCACGCGAGACCGCTTGCACGAGGGAAGCGGCGGTGCTGGCGAGTGTGGCGGTTGTCATGGGAAAGTGAGAGTTTGCTAGTTTTCAGTGTTCAGTTTTCAGGAACAGCCGATGAGAAGTGCCGGGTGAGCGGTGATCGGTGAGCAGTGGAAGAGCCTAGAAGGCGCGGGTGTCGTTGCGGGGGTCCTTGATGGGTTGGGCGCGGTGGAGGTTCTCGATCTTGCGGTAGGTTTGATCGATGGCCTTGCGGATCTCGCCGGGGACGAAGATCGAGCGGGCGAAGAAGCCGACGGTGGCGCTGGCGAAGACGCCGAAGATGACGATGATGGGCGTGAGTTCGGGCATGGTGGTGTGGCGGTTGGGGTTTTGGGGAAGTGATCGGTGATCAGTGATCGGTAGAAAGGCAGAGGGGTTCAGCCGTTGGAGTTGCCGCTATAGGGGCCGCGGTGGAGGCCGCGCATGCCGGACTTTTCGAGGGTATCCACGGCGCTGAGCAGGTTGCGGCGGCACTCGCGGCAGACGTAGCCGACGAGGCAGCGGACGTAGCGCAGGCGGGAGGTGGGTGTCTTGTCTTTGCAACAGTGGCAGGGGACGAGGCTTTCGACGGACATGGCGGTTGGGGTGAGTTTGTTAGTGTTCAGTGTTCAGTTTTCAGGGGGAACTACTGCGGTCCTAGTAGGTCAGGCGGCGGCGCCGGCGGTCTTCATCTTCTCGGCCTTGACGGCGCGGATGTCTTCGAGGGCTTTGCGGATGTCGCCGTTGAGGACGGCATCAAGTTGGGCTTCGAGGGCGGTGAGGCTTGGCTTGCCGGGCTCGGAGCTGACCAGCGGCAGGGCGTGCAGCAGGTGCTGGTAGTCGGGGCCGAGGCGGAGTTTTTCGACGGTGCGGACGGCCTTCTCGATGGTCTCTTCCACCGGCGCGAACATCGCGAACACGAGCTGCTCGGCATTGGCGGGTTTGGCGGCCGGGGTGGTGGCGCCGCCCTTGAGGGCCTTGTGCTTCTTGAGGATGTTGAACTCTTCGAGCAGCTCATTGACCGACTCGCCCCATTCATTGCCGTCCACGAGCTTGGCCAGGGTGTTCTTCGCCTCGGTGTCGAGTTTGGCGGGCGAGGTCTCCAGCAGGGTCAGCAGGCGCGGCTGACCGCCTAGGCGCTTGAGCCGGTCCTTCGCGGCCTCGTAGCAATCGATCAGCTTGTCGGCCATGTCGTCGGAGATGCCGAGTTCCGCCTTGCAGTGCTGTCCCCAGGTGCAGTGGAGGGAGGATTTCAAAACCGCTGCGAGCGGTTTTGATTTCTCGCCCGAGGCCGACGGCCGGCCGCTGCCGATGCGTCCCCCTCCCCGGCCGAGGAAGCCGAGTTCCATTTTCAGGGTCAGCAGTTCGTGACCCAGGAGGATGCGCCCGGCGAGGGACAGGCGGGCGGTGAGCTTGATGCCCTCGAAGATCTGGCGGGCGCGGGACCAGTCCGGCGGCTGGGATTCGCCGGTGAGGGCGAGCTTGGGCGCGGTGGCGGGGAGTTGGATTTTCTTGGACATAGAGAAGTGCCGGGTGATCGGTGATCGGTGATCAGTGGGAAGCGATGGCTTTGGGGCGGAAGTTAGACCCGCTCCATCCTTCCAACGGGCCGCGCGGGGCGGTGCCGTGTTCGGTCACCAGCTCGGGCATGGCGGCATTGACCAGCAGCGCGGTGAATTCGAGCCGCTCCTTGAGAAAGTCGTAGGCGTTGCAGAGCGCTTCGCGGGCTTCACCGAGGACGGCCTCTTCGGCGGCGGTCATGCGGTTGTGATCCGAGACCCACAGCGGATCGCAGATCACATCGAGCATCGTGAGGCGGCCGAGGATCGCTTGATCCGTGTCACCAGTGCAGCGGAGGTCTTCATCGTAAGCTGTCTCCGCGACGCGGTGCATGAGGCGGGCAAGCTCGGCGATGGTGAGGGCTGGGGTATTCATGGCGGTGTGGCGGGTTGATCTGTTAGAAGAGTTCCGGTTGTTCCGGATTGTCGATGAGGTGGCAGAAGGCGGAGGCGAGACGGGTCGGGAGTTCGCCTTCGTCGGTGCGCAGGGCGCGGGCGACCCTGACCAGCGAGTGGCGCTGGAAGGCACAGAGGGTGCCTTCGGAAAGCCCGGCGCGGCGGGCGAGCCACGCAAGGATGCCGGGCTCTCCGGGCGCCGGGGCGTCGGGATCGCCAGTGCGCTGGAGCAGCTCCAATTCAAGGAGCGCGGCATCCAGTTTCAGGGCGGTCAGTTCGGAGAGCATGGGGAAGAAGTGCCGGGTGATCGGTGATCAGTGATCGGTGGAACCGCGGAGGATGCGGGCCGCGATGGCGAAGGCCGCGAGGTGGACGGCGAGGCAGACGAAGGCGGCGAGGTTCGGGTTCATGGGGTGGAAATCGGCCATTGAGGGGGAATTTCGGACATTTGGGCGAAAGGCACAAAAAGGGGCTTTCTAGCAGCTCGCGGATGCGGACTTTCAATGGATGGTCATGAGTTCACGCCGGATGTCCCAATGCCCGGCGCACGGCTTGTCGGATGAATTTCGAGCGGTCGGTGTCACCCGCTTTCACGGCTTGGTCCAGGCGCTTGGTCAGCTCGGGAGTCGCCTTGAAGGCGATGATCGTGGGCTTGGCTTTGGCCTCGGTGGCTTTCTTTCGGGCGGCACTCATCATCGGTTGGTGTCTCTTCGGTATAACCGGGTTTAACCCAGTGCAACGTTTATTTTGCATTTTCTAACGGGGATCTGTAGGGTCTCCGGCGTGGCAGACGGAAAGGACAGCCGACAGCAGCTCATCGCCCTGCGCGTAGATCCGCAGTTGCTTGCGGAAATCGACGCCAAGCGCGGCCGGAAGAGCCGCAGCGAATTCCTGCGTGATGCCGTGTATGCCGAGCTGGAGGCGCAGGGCACCTCGCTTCCCTCGTCGATTACCGCCGCGCCGGATCGTGCTGGCAAAGGCGGACGTCCGAAGAAAGTGGTGGAGATGCCTCCGGCGCAAAAGAATGTCGCCGAAGATCATGGTCCGCCCCCTGAGTCTGCTTCCGCCCCGCGCCAAAAGGTAAAGTATCCGAAGAAGAAGGGCCGTTGAACGGCGTGTGAAACGAACGTGAATCCCCTCCCATGAAATTCCGCAACCCCTCTAACGACCATGTCGAGGAAATCGACTCGCCGCTTCTCTGGACCCTCTTGTTAGGGCCGTTTTACCTCGCCTATAAAGGGGCGTGGCCGTGGGCGGTCCTTTGTTTGTTCATCCCGTTCGCGTGGCTTGCGGTGGCGTTTTTCGCGGAGGACATCTTGCGCAAGCAGTACCTGCAGCGCGGTTGGATCGGGGATGCCGAAGATGACGCCCCGGTCCCGACAAAGAAGAAGAGCGCCGCACACCAGCGGAAGCTGGAGGAAGCGGCGCGGAGGACTTTTGGCGGAAAATGAAATGAACGTGAATCCCCCCTCATGAAAACGAAGCTGATTCTAACAACGGTGGCGGCGCTGGTGCTGGCCGGGTGTGAGGAGAAGAAGCCGGAGCACAGTTCCGGACCGAAGGAGGTTACGGAATTTACCCTCCAGAAGTTGGATTGGGCCGCAGACGATTATCTCAGGGCGATCCAAAGAGCGTCGCTCAAGGATGGCATGGAGGACTCTGCCAAGCAGTCGCTCGTCGCACAACGGACCGCAGGGGCGGCAGCGCTCAAGCAAATGGAGTATGCGGACGCGAAGCGCGAGGCAGAGGAAGCAAATTCGGAAGTGTATGCTGCCCGGAAGGCCTTGGAGACGGCGGAGGATGAGTTGCGGAAAAGTGGCTACGAATGGAAAGAGGCGACCTACAGCGCAGCAATCAGCGGCTATGAGGCTGAGGCGCAGGGAAAACTTAGAGCCCATCTTCTCGCCCGATCGCCGGAGGATCGCAGCCGATTGCACAAGGAATGGCTGGATTTCCTGAGCGTGAAGCTGGATCAGATCAAGTCGGGGGAATACTAAGGCATGCGGGCCGGAGGCTCCGCGCTCCCAGCGGAAAGGCACGTGCTGTCACCAGCACGCCTACGTTGAGTCACCCTGCTAAGCTGGTCGCATGGCCAGCCACACAGCCAATGACGGAGCGGGACAGATCCTGCTCTTTGAGGTCGAGCAGACGCGGCATGGTGATGGATCATTCACGGTGCGGCCGAAGCGGTTGACGGATGGGCGGGAGATCGGCGTCGGGCAGGCGGCGAAGATGCTCGGCTTCAAGGATCGTGAGACGGTGTATCGCTTGATCGAGCTGGGCGACATCAAGGCATGGAAGCCGAAGAGCGAGCGAGGCAACGGGAAATGGCGCATCGACTGGCAGAGCGTGGCGGACTATAAGTCGGCGCGGCTTGCGGCTGCGAGGAATGGGGAGAGCTGAGTTTGCTAGTTTTCAGTGTTCAGTTTTCAGGGAACAGCCGGAGAGGCGGAAGAAAAGTAGCGGGCGGTTGCCGGTGGTGGCGGGCGGTGTCTGAAGGTTCAGGCGGTGGCGTGGCAGGGTTCACGCATGGCCGACGAAACAACGCTTCCTAACAAGGGCATCCTGAAGTCGAAGACGTTTTGGGTGCAGGTTCTTTCCGTGCTGACGGCGCTGGTGCCAGCGGTGCAGCAGTGGATCAAGGCGAACCCGGTCGAGTTCCTCGCGGCGCTCGCTGCGGTCAATGTCCTGGTGCGCTTCGCGACCAGCGGCAAGGTGACTCTCTTTCCTTCCGACGATGATACGTCGGGCAACGGTTCCTCGCTGGGTGCGGGTGCATTCGGCGGGAATGCCAGAGGTGCCAGGGATGACGCCTCTCGGTTTACACCATCGCGCAGCGCGGCTCTTCAGTGGCTGGTTGGGGCTGCGTGCGCGGTGGTGTTCCTTTTCACGAGCTGCACGCCGCAGCAGGTCGCAGCGTTCCGCGATGTCCCGATCACGATCGGGATCGATGGCGAGTATGGGACCTATGGCTATTCGTCCAAGGGCGGGCTGTCCGTCCAGGTGAAGGCTCCGAAGGTCCGCCAGGAGAAGAGCACCTTCGACATTGAAGGCGTCTTGAAACGCGAGGCGGAGGCCGGCCGCTATGCCGAGCCGGTGATTCCGCCGGGCCGCAGGCAACGCCGGATGGTGATGCCGCAAAGTGATCAGTGCCGGGTGATCGGTGATCGGTGAACAGCCCAAGACTTTCGGGGAGCGAGCGGCAGAAGCTGAGTGATGCGGGCCGCAGTGACCTCCCCACCTTTCCTAACAACACATACGAGACGACGCGCCGTCAGATGATGCGCATCGCTTGAAGACGAGTAAGTCCTGCCACCGGTCGCAGACGGCCGGCCGGTGGCGGGCAGCAGGAAGACCAACTGACCAAGGGGACAAGAGTGTCCCCACTCCTTACGATGAATCCCTTCCTCATGCTCATGCCCGATCGCTGGGTCCTGATTCCGACGATCACCGTCGGGCATCCGAAGTGCGAGTGCTGCGATGAGGGACCCGTGATCCTCTCGTTCGATTGGCTCTGCTTCAGCGCAGGCCTCGCCATCAACCCACCGCACCAATCGCCATGAGGCCACTCCGCGACATCATCAAAGACATCCAGCGCCACGTCGGGGAAGATCCCGACGGCGTGTTCGGGCCGGATTCTGCGGGCGCGGTCTTGAACGCGCTGCAAGGAGCGGAGTTCACGCTTCCGGCCGACCAGCGCGATCCGTTTGCGGGAGTCGATGCACGCAGCGAGGCGACGATCCGGACGCTTGATCCGAAGGCGCAGCCGAACTTCATCCAGTTCTACAAGCTTGCGAACGCGACGGCGGCGACCTTCGGTTGCAGCTACGTCGCGATCTCCGGGAACCGCACGTGGGACGAGCAAAACGAGATTTACGCCCAAGGCCGGACGAAGCCGGGCAAGAAGGTGACCAACGCGCGGGGCGGCTACTCGTGGCACAACTTCGGCGTGGCGACCGACTTCGCGGTGTTCCGTGGCAAGGTTTACCTGGACGACACCGAGCCCAAGCTCGCGGCGAAGGTCCATGCGGCCTGCGCGCTGCATGCCGCGGAGTGCGGACTGGATTGGGGTGGCAAGTGGACGACGCTCCAGGACACGCCGCATTTCCAAGTGGAAGGCTTGCCCGTCACGCCGCTGGCGGGACACCGCGCGATCTTCAAGGAGAAAGGGTCCGTGCTGTGAAGCCCGAGGAACTATTCCGCGCGATGTGCGATGCCGCGAAGCTTGAGCAGGCCGTGAAGGCGCTCAATGAGCCGCAGCTTTCCCGCCTGATCCTGTGGCTGCGCGAACGCCAGCCGGTGAGCGGAATCCCCGCGCTGGTGCTCGGCGTGGCCGAGGCCGCGGCCGTCGAACGCTTCCTGCAAGCCTGCCCTCCCTGATCTCCCCTCTCTCATGTTCCTCGAACTGCTCGCCCAGACTCCACCCATCGCTGCGGACAATTCCGGCTCGATCATCACCGGCTTTGTCGTCGCCGTCATTGGCGCGGTGTTCGCCGGGCTCACTCACATGCAGGGCAAGAAGGCCGGGCGTGCGGAGACGCTGAAGGTGGAACCGCAACCGCTTTCCGTGCGGATGGAAGAGCACTTCGTCACGCGCCGCGAGTTCGACCTGCTCCGGACCGAGATGGTGACCGGCTTCAACAAGGCTGAGGCGCTGATCACACGGATGAGTGAGCGGGTGGACACGAAGCACAAGGAGCTGCTCGACACGATCGAGCGCGCGGCGAAGACCGGGACCGATGGCCGGGTCCATCTGTGGGAAGACCTCAAGAAGTACAAGAAAGAGGTCGCCGATGAATTCAAGGAACAGGGCGAGCGCGTCGCCAAGGTGGAAGCGGGCGTGCAGCTGGCCGAGCGCGTGGAGCGCATCGCAACCGAAGCTTTAACCAGGAAACAATCCCGTGTCTAACCGACCTCCCGCCAAACCCGGCAAGCTGCGCCAACTGGTCCGCGACGTTCTCGTGATCTCGCCGGGCTTCCCGGTGAACGATGAAGCCTTGTGCAGTCACGTGCGCGAGCTGCTGCCGCTGAACTCGGCGGCGGACAGCGAGATCCTCGCCGCAGCCGAGTGGAACCTGGGCGAGGGCTACGTGTCGGCCCGCGACAACAAGGAAACCGAAGAGCGCGAGTGGCGCATCACCCGCGACGGCATCGCCCGCCAGCAAATCGACTGATGTCAGCGAAACCGAAAGCCTCGCCGAATTGGGATGCCGCGCCGCGGAAGGTGAACGCGCACGCCAAGGTGAAGAATCTCCCGGATGATGACCAGGAGACGCTGTGGCTGCTGATGCATCCGACGGATACGACCGCGCCGCCTTACACCCTGGAGGCCGCGCTGGTCCATTTGCAGGAAGAGCACGGGATCGAGTGCGCGCTTTCCACGCTCTCCGAGTGGCATTCGTGGTACGCGCTGAAGAAGCGGATGGAGAATGCCCAGGCACGGGCGAACCAGGCGAAGCTGGAATGGCTGAAGGAAAATCCGGAGGCCTCACCCGACGAGTTGGAGAAGCTTGGACAAATGGTCTTCACCGCCGAGTCGATCGAGGGCGGGAACATCAAGGGATTCGTGGCGCTGATGCGCGAGCGCTCGCGTCGCAAGGCACTCGATATCGACTCGGAGAAACTCGCGATCCTCAAGCGCAAGGCCGACCGGCTCGACGAGCTGGAGGCGAAGGCCAAGGAACTCAAGCAAGGCGGCGGACTCACCGCGGAAACGATCGAGATGCTGGAGCAGAAGCTGAAGCTACTATGAGCGTCCGACTTCCAGACCACGCGAAGACCTTCAAGGGCAAGGCGAAGAACATCCCGGAGCGGGACACCTTCATGCTGCCCTATCAGGAGCGGTGGATCATGGATCAGGCGATCATGAAGCTGATGGAGAAGTCCCGGCGGATCGGCATCTCCTACGGAAGCGCCTATGAGGACGTGCGCCGCCACTCCCATGCCAGCAACCGGCTGCAAACGTGGGTCAGCTCCCGCGACGAGCTGACGGCCCGCCAGTACGTGCGCGACTGCATGGCCTTTGCCAAGATCCTGAACGCGGCGGCGGTTGAGATCGGCGAGACGATCCTGACCGACGACGGCGGCAAGCAGCACACCGCCCAGACGATCAATTTCGCCAACGGCCAGCCGCTGCACTCGCTGTCATCAAACCCGGACGCCTTCGCCGGCCGCGGCGGCTACGTGAAGCTGGACGAGTTCGCCCTGCGGAAAGATCCCGGCGCCGTCTATGCCATCGCCGGTCCCACCATCGACTGGGGCGGGGCGCTGGCGATCATCTCCACGCACCGCGGCAGCGGCAACTACTTCAACACGCTGATCCGGGAGATCAAAGAGAAGGGCAACCCAAAGCGCTTCAGCCATCACCGCGTAACGCTCCAGGATGCGCTTGACCAGGGCTTCCTGTGGAAGCTCCAGACGAAGCTCAAGGACGGCGACCCTCGGCTTGATTACGACGAGGCCGCTTACTTCGACTATCAGCGCAGCCGCGCCCGTGATCAGGAGACCTTCCTCCAGGAATACATGTGTGTCCCGGCGGACGATGCCGGCGCGTTCCTGGAATACGCGCTGATCGACGCCTGCTGCTACAAGGAAGGCGAGAAGTGGGAATACAGCATCGAGCAGGCGCGGGCCTGCACGAATCCGCTCTTTGTCGGCATCGACATCGGCCGCCATCACGACCTCACCTCGGTGTTGATCGTGGAGAAAGTGGGCGGCGTGTATTTCGTCCGGAAGCGGATCGATCTCTTCAAGACGATGTTCTCGACGCAAGAGAGCGTCATTTACCCGTGGATCGAGCTGGCGAAGCGGACATGCATCGACGCCACCGGACTCGGCATGCAGTTCGCGGAGCGGGCAGCGCAGCGCTTCGGTAAGTATCGGGTGGAAGGCATCACGTTCTCCGGCCCGGTGAAAGAGGATCTGGCCTATCCGGTGCGCAGCGCCTTTGAGGATGCGGCGATCAAGATTCCCTTCGGCGACGATCCCTTCATCGCGGACCTCCGCAAGATCCGCAAGGAGACGAGCGCCGCCGGTAATATCCGGTTCGTGGCAGACAGCGACGAAGACGGTCACGCGGACCGCTTTTGGGCGCTCGCCCTGGCACTGCACGCGGGCAAGACCGCGAAGACGAACTACACCGCGACTCTCTGCTAAAATGACCCCTTCAAGCCATCATCGAGCCGTGTTCGGAAATCGGGGGGTGCCCCCCGTCTCGGGCGCATTGACCCGCGAGGGAGCCGTTCGGCGGTCTCCGGGGCGTTTAAACGGGTTTTCAACGGGGTTAGATGGTCAATCCGAGGGGAAGATTCAGGTCCGCGAATCTAGCGGCCGGAAAGGGGGTGGCCAGTGAGGTTCCTTTCTAACCTGTTTGGCGGTGGCTCGAAGGGTGCCGTCGGGAATGTTTCGGTGTCCGTATCATCGGCGACGGTGGCGGCGGCGGGGAGCGGGGCGCTCACGGTGCAGAAGTCGAATGCTTCCCTCGCCCACTTCCTGAATGACGAGAGCGGGACGGCGGCGAGCGGCCGGGCGAACCTGACGCAGCCGTATGCGCAGTCCACCTGGGTGGGCGCGGCGATTGGTTTCGTCGCGCAGCCGATCCAGGCGGTGCCGCTGATGTTCTCGAAGGACCGGCGCGGCGGGGATGTCGCTTATGAAGACCCGGCGCTCACGGCATTCTGGGAACGCCCGGCGAAGACTCGCGGCGGGCTGATGGCGCGGGCCGACTTGATCGAGGCCAGCGTGGCGTGGCTGTCACTGGAGGGCGAATGCTTCTGGATCATGGACGACACGTGGATGAAGCGGTCGCTCCGGAAGAAGAGCCCTCTCATTCTCGCCCGGCCCTGCGACATGCGGCCGGTGCTGGAAGGCCCGGCGCGCGAGCTGGTCGGCTGGCAATGGACGGCCGGCAGCGGCCAGCGGATCAGCCTGATCCCGGAGCAAGTGGTGCATCTCAAGTACTACAACCCGTACGATGAGGTCCGCGGGCTGGCGCCATGGGAGCGCGCCCGGATTGCCAGCGAGAGCGACTACGCGGCCTCGGTGTTCGCGCGGAACCTGATGCTGAACAACGGCGACCGCGGTCCGTATGTCATCGGAAAGGACGGCTCCGCGAGTCCCGAGCAAATCAAGCAGATCACGGCGATGCTGCGCCAGAAGCGCGAGCTGAGCCGCCGCGGTGACTTCCGGCCGGTGTTCATGACTGGCGACATCGACGTCAAGGAGCCGGGGCTTTCGTCGGTGGATACCGCCTACATCGCGCAGCGGATCGAGAACCGCCACGAGATCCTGCTCGCGTTTGGCGTGCCGATGTCCTTTGGCGAGGTGATGGCGTCGTATTCCGTCGGCTCGGCGAGTGATCGCTTCCGCCTGATCGAGGACACCTGCCAGCCGATGGGCGCGAAGCTGTGCGACGGCATCGAGCAGGTGGTGAAGGAATTCACCGGCGGCATGGAGCTATTCGCGGAGTTCGATTGGGACGAGCACTCGACGATGCAGGCGGTGCGCCGCGAGCGGATCGACTCGGCGGTGAAGGTGGTCCAGCTCGGCATGCCATGGAAAGATGCGAGTGATTATCTCAAGCTGAAGCTGCCGCGCTTCAAGGGCGATGATGTGGGGCGGGTGCCGTTCAATTTGCAGGAGATCGGGGCGGATGAGGAAACGAACCGCGGAGACGCAGAGGTCGCGGAGGAAAACGCGGGGAAGGAAGAGGATCCGCTGGAGGATTTGGAGAAGCTGTTTCGCGGGTTGCCTGGGGTGGAAGGGAAAGGCTTCCGGCAGGATGCCGGAGCCACGGGATGCGCGTGCTGTGATCCCGAACAGAAGGGCGAAGGGAAGCCTAACAAGCAGTGGGCGGCGGCGCAGGCGAAGCGGAAGCCGTGGGTGAAGAAGCTGAAGTCGATCGCGGGCCGCCTGCTGATGGATGCGCGGGCGGAGACGCTGGAGAAGCTGGCACGGGCGGTGGCGGTGGATGAAGGAAAGGCAGGAGATGCGGGACTGGAGTCCCGCGGTCCCAGCGGGAAGGCGGTCGATGTGCTCTCGGTGATCTTCGACCTGGGCACGTGGTTGCCGAAGTGGACGAAGGGCTTGACCGATGCCGATAAGGCGATGCTGGAGCAGGCGGGCTTCGAGCTGTGGCACGATGAGCTGGGCAAACCGGTGGACAATCCGCTGGTGCTGCCTTCCACCGAGGTGAGCATCGCGATCGCGAGGCGCGAGAACCGGATCCGCAATGCGGGGGTGGAAGTCTGGGAGCGTGTCCAGCGCGACTTGCAGAAGGCGGTCAACGATGGCCGTCCTAACAGCGAGTTGGCGGGTGCCGTTAAAGCATCGTTCAAGGGGCTCACGGATCACGACGCGCTGAGGATCGCGCAGACAGAGACGACGGTGGTCTATGAGACCGGCCGCGACATGACCTTCCGCCAAGCGGGGGTGCAGTGGACGCAGTGGTTGCACTCGGGCCTGACCGACAACGCGCGGCTGACGCACCAGGCGGCGCACTTGCAGATCCGTGAGATGGGCGAGCCGTTCGACATCGGCGGCGTGCCGATGATGTTCCCCGGCGATCCCGACGCGCCGGCGGATGAGGTGATCAATTGCAAGTGCGTGCGGGGCGCGGTGAGCGGGCCGGATCAGGAGGATATCGAGGGGAACGATAACGATGAGATTCCGTTCTAAAGCAGTGTGCCGGGTGATCGGTGATCAGTGATCAGTGAAACAGCCATGAATGAAGCAACCGTGTTCGTGAACCTTCGCCCTGGCGTGTGCGCCAAGGTCACCGTGCAGGTGATCGAAGAGGCGATGCCGACACCGCATGAGAAGTGCCATCGCCGCGAACCGACGGTTACCGAGTTCGACGCCGTGACAGGAAAGCTTTCCGCCAAGGACTATCGATGCAACCCGCCTTTCGATGTGACCGATCCGATCAAGCCACCGGTGGTTCCCAATCCACGCCCGTCACGCGGCTGAAAAGCGACTGAGTGGCCACCCTACACTGAAAGCAAATCACAAACACGGACGGCCCGGCGGTCCGACCCTACCTTTCCAATCATGTCCGAGAAACTGATCCGCGCGTTGAACGTCGAAGCCAAGGTGCTTTCCGAAACGGATGGCCTCGTCGAGTACGTGGCCAGCGACGCGAGCCTCGATAGCTATCGCGAGATCATCGACCCGCGCGGGTGGAAGTTCTCGCACTTCGCGAAGAATGCTCCCTTTGTCGATTCGCACGACTACTACTCGATCGAGAAGCAGCTCGGCAAGGTGGTCGATTTCAAGGTCGCGGATGGCAAGCTGATCGAGCGGGTCCAGTGGGCGAAGGACATCGCCGAAAACAAGCTGGCGGTGCTGGGGTGGAAGATGACGGTCGGCGGCTTCCTCAAGGCGGTCAGCGTCGGCTTCTTCGCGGTGAAGGCGCATTGGTCCGGGTCGAAGGAATTCTCCGAGGCGGCGACCGGGCTCGGGCTCGATGTCGCGACTACCGGCCAATGTTACCGGATCTTCACCGAGCAAGAGCAGATCGAGCTGAGCGCGTGCATCATCGGCGCGAATCCGAACGCGCTGGCCAAGGCCTTCGATGCCGGGTGCGTGGTGGATGCGGATCTCGCGGGCGTCGGCTTCGCGGATGACGACATGCATTTCCTGCGGCTGGCGGGCAAGGCGCTCGACAAGCCGGAGACCGACGAGCTGATGCGCTCGATGATCGCCCGCGAGATGGGCCGGATCACGCGCCGCCCGGACAAGACGATTTCAGGAAACCCCGGTGGAGGCACCGGCACCGAGGCAGGCAAGCGCGCCGCAGCCGAGGAAGCAGAGAGGCGCGCGGCTGAACAAAGGGAGTTCCTGAAGAAGCTCGAAAGCCTCGCAGGCTGAAGAGCAACCCGACCAATAACCATCATCACATGAAATTAAATCGACTCACCAAGGGCTTTCTCTGGCTCTTCACCATCTTGATTGCCGCGGCGCTTTTCGTCTTCGGCACCTCCACCGCCGGTAAGGGCGGGATTGTTGCCACGGCGTGCTTCATGCCGATGGCGTTCGTGCGTCGCCAGGACTCCAATCCGGACGACCTGGGCGGCGGCGCCACGCTGACGCCCGCGCAGTTCCAAGAGCGCGCTCTCGGTGCGATCGGCAAGGTCCGAGATCAGCAGAAGACGATCACTGACAACTTCGACAAGCTCGACAAGGAGAGCAAGAAGCTGGCGGAAGACTTCTCGGGTCACGTGAAGGGCTTCGAAGGGTTGCCCAACCAAATCGTGGACATCCAACGCTCGATCGCCTCGATCCAGCTCAAGATCGCGACCGAGCGCCGCTCTATGTTTGGCTCGGGTCTCGATCTGATCTCGGCCGATCCGGAGCTGCGCAACGTGATCAACGGCATCGCCCGTGAAGCGGCGGCCCGCATCAACGGTGGATCCATCAAGATCACCGATGACCAGAAGAAGGGCGCACAAGACTGGCGTGACGCCATGGCAGCGAAGGCGCTGTCGGATGGTGCGTCGCCCGGATCGACCTACATCAACGCGCAGCTGCTTCCCGCGATCTACTCGACGATTGCCGAGTATGGCATCTGGAACAAGTTTGACGTGATGCCGGTGTCCACCTCCAGCGCCAAGCTGATCGTGGATTCCACGGATCCTCTGATGTACTGGCAGTCCACGGAAAACACCGCGGTCACCGAAGGTGCTCCGACCGGCACGCAGCTCACCGCCACCATCAACAAGCTGCTCGGCTGGATCCAGGTGTCCCGCGAGTTGCTTGAGGATGCGGAGATCGACCTCACCAGTCACCTGCTGCGCAAGTTCGCCAACGCGGCCGCCTACGGTCTCGACTGGGCATGCTTGCAAGCGGACGGCGGTGCCGACTCCACCGACGGCGGCTTTACCGGGATCTTCGGTGGCTCCGGCACGGCGGCGGTCGCAGCGAGCGGCAATGTCAGCGTGGCGACACTCGACTTCGAGGACTTCCTCACGGCGATGCTCGCGGTCGATGCCGCGGTGCTTAGCCGTCCGACGACTTGCTGGATCATCCACCCGCAAATGCTGGTGCGCACGCTCGCGATCAAGGACCTCAACGGCCGCCCGATCTTCCTGCCATCCATCGACGCTCCCGCGCCTGGTGCGATCGGCTCGATCCTCGGCTATCCGGTGATCCTCGCCCACGGTGCGAATGCCACCGACGGCGTGAGCAAGAAGATCGCGGTCTTCGGCGACCGCATGGGTCAAGCGGTGTGCCTGCGCCGCGACTTCGAGTGGGCTTCGAGCGATCAAGCGAAGTTCACCGAGGACAGCATCGTCTTCCGCGCGCGCGTCCGCGCCGCTGCCAAGACCAAGAAGGCCACGGCCTTCGGGGTGCTGACCACGGCGGCCTCGTAAGAGTTGCTAGCCATAGCACGGTGCCGGGTGGGTTTCTTGGGTTTTACCCGCCCGGCGCCACTCCCTTTAAAGCCCGTTTCATCGACCAATAACCAACCTCAAATCACCACCATCATGGCCAAAGAGAAAGAAGAAGCCGCGGCCGCCGCGCTCGTGACTGTCCGCGCCAATGAACCGATCCGCGAAGGCGGCGAGTTCTACGACAAGGGCAAGGAGTTCGAGACCACGCCCGAGCGTGCGAAGGCGCTCGGCTCTATCGTCGAAATCGTCGGCTAACAGCTAACCCCGAACGAAACGCCCGCCATGCTCACCGCTGGATTCGCCACGATCACTTACCTGAAGAGTCGTCTGATGCCGGATGCGGCGACGGAGGACACCGAATGGGATGTGGCGCTGGGCGCGCTCGGCCGTGGCGTGGCGGGCAAGTTCGACAAGCATTGTGCGCGGTGCTTCGCCCGCGACACGGCGGCGGTGGACAAGTTCACCGCGAACGGGTCCGGCTGGGTGCTGACGCATTTCCCGGTCGAGGCGATCGATACCGTGGAAGTCGTCGATGCCGACGGCACCTCGGAGGTCTTGGCGAATGACTCGTGGACGCTCGATGAGAAGTCCGGGTTGTTGGAGACGTTCACCATCGCCGGCAGCCGGCGGCAGCAGCTGCGGATCACCTACGCGGCCGGGTATTGGCTCGATCCGCGCGACGGGACGGCGATGCCGGATGGTGCGATCGCGTTGCCGGACGATGTGCTCGAAGCGTGGGTGCTGCAATGCCAGCACGAGGCGGAGAGCCGCGGGCTATTCGGCGCGGTGAGTTTTCGGAAGCAGAAGGATGAGAGCGCGCCGAAGACGGTGGATGTGGGGATGCTGGAGGGTGTGGTGGAGGCGTTGCGGGGGTATCGGAGGTTTGGGGGGGAGTGAGGCGAGTTTGCTAGTTTTCAGTGTTCAGTTTTCAGGAACAGCCGATGAGAAGTGCCGAGTGATCGGTGATCAGTGATCAGTGAAAAGACAGCCATGGAAGTCAGGATCGACACGAGCGAAGATGCCAAGCTGCGGACGTTGTTGGAAAACTCGTCACGGATGCAGCTATTGGCGCTTGCGCGGTTCGGTAGCGCGCTTGCCGAAGCTGGCAAGATTGTGACGACAAACGCGGGTCGTGACCGCTTCTCCGGCAAGGGTCCTTTCCCGGTTTCCCAGCACAAGCTCGGTGTGCGCTCGGGCCGGTTGAAGAAGAGCCTCCGCTGCTCGAAGCCGCAGCTCAACCTGCGGACGGGCGAGATCGCCATGCAGTTCGGAAGTAACATGGTTTACTTCGCGGTTCATGAATTCGGCTTCAAAGGGCAAGTCGGCGTGCGGCAGCACACGCGGAGCCTGATGGGCAAGAAGACCTACCAGCGCGGCCGTCTGACGAAAGGCTATCAGAACCGGCTGAAGAAGAAGCTCAAGGACCGCCACTTCGAAGGCAGCAAGGGCAAGACCGCGACGCAGGTGCGGGCACATCGCCGCAGGGTGGACATGCCCGCGCGCGCGCCGTTTGGAACCGAGCTGAGGAGCGAACGGACCACGGCAGCTTTCATGATGGCGCTGAAGAAGGCGCTGTTACCGCTGCTGAAGGACAAAAAGTAGCTGAGTGGCACTGCTAGACTCTCTCTCAAATCGATGGCTTTCCAACTGACAGGCGAAACGAACCTCGATCGCGAACTGGATCCAATGCTCCAGGCGCTCGCGCAGTTCATTGCCGATGCGGAGATCACACCGAGCGGTGCGGATCTGTCCGACTTCGGGCCGAAGAACGTGACCGTCATTGCGCCGGAGGCGGAAGACAAGGAGATCGAGGAAGCAATCGAAGTCAGCGTCGCCAAGGCCAAGGGGCTTGCGCTGCTGATCATCGGCGGCAGTGGGAAGAATCCCGATCCGCTTTCGGGAGGGCCGCGGATCGTGGTCGAGCTCGAGCTTCAACTCTACGTCTTCCCGAAGAAGCGGCCGAAGGGCAGCCGCACGGCGCTGGAGCTGGCGGTCGCGCTGATGCGTGGCCTCCACGATGCGGAGATCCGGGCCACGGGCTTTCCCTTTTACGAAGAGATCCGGTGGACGGGCTACGATCCGCTGCCTGATCCCGATTGCATTGCCTACTCGCTCACGTTCGACCGCGAGATGCAGTTCTAACATTTTCACCGATAGACCAAACCAACATGGGCAGAACGAACACCACCGCGGGCGAAGGGTCCGCCGAAACGCCAGCCACCGAGGCCGCTGCGCCCGTGCAGGTCTGGTTCACCGTGACACAGCACGCCGCGATCATCGGCGAGGCTCACCACGCATTGGGGAAGCGGATGAAGCTTCCGAAACCGCAGGCCGAAGAGGCTCAAGCGCAGGGTCTCGGCAAGATCGAGGGCGTGGCTTGAACGAACCTTTAACCGTTAGAAAAGGAGAATCCCCATCATGAGCAATCTCGCACTCGCTGCCAAACTCTTCGCCGGCAAGATCGTCTATTTCGCGCTGGAAGCATCCGGCACTTCCGACCTCGCGACCAAGCCGGTCTCGGGCTCGGGCTTGTGGCTTCAGCTGCCGGGCGTGAACTCGGCGACCCACAAGATGGAGAAGACGTCCGAGAACTTCGACGACTGCGGTGCCAACGGCTGGACGACCGGCAAGACGGAATACACCACCGCCGACATCTTCGAGCTGAAGACGCCATGGACGACGGCGCTCTTCGAGCAGCTCCGTTACGGTCTCGCCAGTGCGATCGTGCAGGGCACGCCGCAGACGCCGTTCGTGAAGAGCGACCGGAAGGTCCGCGGCTGGCTGAACCTCCAGGAGCGCATGCAGGACGGACAGGACCGCAACGTCCTTTCCATCTTCGTGGAGCTGCGGGCCATGGATCCGCCGGCTTCCGAGAAGAAGACGCAGGAAACCACCTACGAAGCGTGGGTGATCTTCTCGTCGCTGCAATCGATCAACTGGCCGACTTGATCCCCCTTCGCCACGGCTTCGGGGGACAGGACCCCGGAGCCGCGGCGGCAACCTTTACTCCACCATGGCATTCCAGATCACCAGCGAAGGCGGCGCCAATCTCTCCCCCTCCGCGCCGTTCCAACTCGACGCGGAGGGCGGGGCGAATCTCTCGCCGGCCGTGCATGGCAACATCGCGAGCGAAGGCGGCGCGAGTCTGTCGCCAACGGCACCGGAGCAGCTGGTGAGCGAGGGCGGGCGATCGCTGGCAGTGGCGGCGACGGCCACGGTGAATGTTTCGGTCGGCTTGACCAGCGGGCAGACGGTGACCATTGGCGGAGTGCCTTACACGGCGCTGGTGCCAGACAATGGAGCGGCGGCGCGGATCTTCGACGATGCTCAAGGTCTCGCGGACGTGATCAATGGCCTGCGCACCGATGTGGCGGCCGACGCCAATGTCACCGCGACGGTGGTTGGCACGCTGGTGACCCTCCAGGCGATCATTCCGGGCGTGGCGGGGAATTCGATCACGCTGGCGAAGACCGGCGCGGCGATCACGCTTTCCGAAAGCACGCTGATCGGCGGGGTGGAAGTCGCTACACCGCACGTGCTGACCAGCGAAGGCGGTGCGAACCTTTCACCATCGGCACCGGAGCAGCTGGTTCCCGAGTCGAGCTATTGAGCCATGAACATCCTGCTCAATCACAACGAGACCTTCCGCCGCTTCCGGCAATACCTGCAGCGCGATCCCGACACGGGCGGCACGTCCGGCATCAACTGCACCGGCGGCAGCCTCGAAGCGCAGGTGCGGCCGGAGCCGGGTGGCGTGTTGCTCGGCACGTTTCGTTTCGAGTGGGTGGACATCACCGTCGGCAGCTTCAGCCAGATCATGGACGTGGCGGATGTGAACGCGATCCCCGACGGGGAGTTCCGTTACGACCTGTTTTACATCGATGCCCTGGGCGAGCGTCACAAGATCGACGAGGGCCAGTGCACGAAGCAAGGAACCATCACCGAACCCGAAGCCTGACCTACCATGGAAGTCGCCGACAAGATTCTAAGTGGAGGGGCACAGGGGCCGAGCGGGCCGCCCGGACCAACAACGGCCGCCGCACTGCTTGCCGCGGTGCAGGCGATGGATGCCGCGCAGCTCACCGCCTATCGCGCGGCGATGGGTATTGCGACCTATGCCAACCTCGCGGCAGCCAATCTCGAACTGGCCAACGGCGATCCCTACTTCGATGAGGCGCAAGGCAAGATGATGACCGCGACCGCTTGAACCTTTTCCCCTCTGTTTTAACGACCATGAAACACCGCTTCATTGCCCTTTTCGCCGCGCTGCTCTTGCCGCTGTTCGCCCAAGAGCCGGACCACGTGAACTCGGTGGGCCAAGGCATCGACACGCCGGCGGAGCGCACGGCCTTCAAGACCGCTCTCCAATTGGAAAACGTCGATAATACCAGCGACGCGGGCAAGCCTGTCAGCGCGGCGACGCAGACGGCGCTCGATGCGAAGGCGGACAAGTCCACCCTGACATGGATCGACGTCACCAAGCCGCCCTACAATGCGGCGGGGGATGCCGAGTGCCGATTTGATGGTGCAATAACGTCCGGCACCGCCACACTGACCAGTGCGACCGCGAACTTCCCGACCACGGTCGTAGGGAAGTATATCCGCGTGGAGGGCGCCGGTGCTGCCGGTGCGGACCTGATCACCACCATCGCTACGCGCAATTCCGGGACATCGATCACGCTCTCGGTCAATGCCTCGACCACGGTCTCCTCCAAGGCGATCTTTTGGGGCACCAATGACAGCACGGCGATTCAATCCGCGATCACGGCAGCTTCCACCTCGACGATCACTCGGACGGTTTACTTTCCGCCCCTCAAGTTCCTGGCTTCCAACCTGACGCTGACCAAGAACGTCAAGCTGCTGGGGTGCTACCGGGGCTCCAACATTGAGAGCATTTTCAGTGTCGCGCAACTCGCGGACCGGAATCTGACCGGCACCGTGCTATTCCCCGCCACCACCGCCACGCCGGTGATCTACGGCGATGCTGGCACCACTGGCGAGATCTTCGGGGCCGGCGTGGAGGGCTTCGTGATTTCAGGCTCGAGCGCCAAGCACGGCACCGCCATCAAGTTCGGTGGTGACTGGGGCACGACCATCAATTTCACCTCCGGCTCGACCGATATTGTCCGCTGCCAGATCAGCGGCTTCGACACCGCCATCAAGCACTCCAACGCGGTCGAAGGCAATATCGAGTATGTCCACTGGAACGACTGCAACACCGGCGTCGAGCTGTGGGCTCACGATGGCATCACGGTCAGCAAGTCCGGGTCGAACAACATCACGGGCGGCAATAATTTCCGGATCGGCGGCTGTAAGAATGTGGTGATCGAAACCGGGAACTACAACAACTTCGCGCGGTTCGCAGACATCACCGACAGCTCGGTTTATGTGGATGCCGTCAACGTCGAGGTTCCGACTGCCGAGTGCTTCGCCACCCGCTTTAGCAGCGATGCCACCCGCCTGATCGTCGGGCACGTGAAGCTGTTGAATTCCACCACCGGGATTCTGGTCCGGGACTACTACCCGGAGGCTCAAAAGCAAAACGTCGACATCGAGATTCAAAGCGTCACGGGGAACTCAAACTACTGGGATTCCGCGAACACCAATTACCCGCGAGTCGCGCCGCCTTGCTCCTACATCCGCCGCTACACGGACAACACCTTCGCCACCCTGCAACAGACGGAAACAGTCGGTCGCGTTTACTTCACCGAGCAGGACCGGAGGACGCACGCCTTCCTAGAGGAAAGCTTCGCGAGCCGGTTGTCCGCTTCCCCATACTGCGACCTGGGCTGGACGGCGACGACCGTTGGAACCTGGGATCTTCCCAACAACACGAGCAGCGCCTATGCGCTCAACCTGAACCAATTCGCCCCTGGTGGATTCCGCTGCGGGTCGTCCACCGCATCGACCAGCAACATCCTCCGGTTTACCGCGGCGAGCGCCGTTGTTCCTCCCGGCGGGCAGGCCTACTGGTATCTGCGCGCCGCGGTCGAAAGCTACAATTCGGACACTGGCATCTACCGCTTCGGCATCTACAGCTCGGACGCGGCCACCTCCAAGCCACAATACGGGGTGGGCATCCTCGCGGACACCGGCGTCAATGCCAATATCCAGCTGGAGGTCATCACCGCTGGCGTGTCATCGCTGACATCGACGACAATTCCGGTGGCCAACGCCAACCCGGCCCTCAGCACGCTGCGGGGCTTCAAGGATGTGATCCTCCAGCACCGCCCGACCCTCGGCCTCTCCGTGATCATCAAGGACCTCAACGGGGTCGCCCTGGCACCGGAGGTATTCGCGACGGGCATCCCGACGAACTGGTCGGGCTACCACTTCATCAGTTGCTACGCCGGTTCCAATACCAACACGGGAATTGATGTGAACTTCGGCAAGATGACCTTCATCCGGTATCGCACCAGCATGTAAGCCATGTCCGACGCCGCAGCCATCGCCCTGACGCTGGCGTGGCTGTTCGGCTGGACCGCTCTATCCCTCGCTCTTTCGCTCTCCTAACAACCCGATGGCTAACAAAGTAAAGAGCCGGTGGACGGTGACCTTCGACAAGGACGGTCCGGATGAGCTGGTGCTGTGCAGCGCCGGTGACTTCATCGCGAACGTGCTGGCCTTCGGTGGCGAGCAGGTGGTGGAGGATGGCGACTACATCGAGGCGGATGAGAGCGAGCCGCTGGCCTTCGGTAATGTGAAGCGGCCGCAGAAGCTCATCGTCCACAAGGAGCATGCCGACCGTGAAACGGCGCTTGAATGGTGCCTGGAGCAGGACACGGCGATCCCGGTGAACATCACCGCACCGCTGACGGTGGAGATCCAAGGCGGTGACACGTATGTCTATGCGACCTGCGCGATCCAGCGCTGGAACTTCGTGCCGCTGCCGGGCGGGCCGCATCGCACCGAGTCAACCTTCGAGCTGAAGTGCGGCGCGCTCACGCTCGGCACGCCGGCGGGACCGGCACCGGCGGGGCTGGAGACGGCCGCGGTGACGATGTCGCGGCGCGATGGCTTGCTCGATGCGCTGGGCACCGAGCCGGATCACCTGGAAGCGGCGGCCGAGTGGGAGAATGCGGGCACGCATGGCAGCACGGCCGCGCAGGCGACCGCGGGCAGCCGTCCGACGACGCTCAAGGGCGAAGGGCTCTACCTGCCCGGCGTGAGCGGCAACGGGGTCTCGGTGGCGAATCACGCGACGCTCCAGCCGGGTGCGAACTTTTCGATCCGCTGGGATGGCACGCTGACGGATTACACGCCGGCTGCGCGCATGTGTCTGGCGAGCAAGTGGGACAGCGCGAGCAATCGCCGCTCGTGGGCGCTCTATCTGGAGACCGATGGCAAGGTCTCGCTGCAGGTGAGCACGGACGGCACGGCGGGCACGGTGACGACGTGGACCTCCGCACTGCCGACGGGCATGCCCGCGGGCGAGCGTTGCGGCATTCAGGTGATCAAGGCTGGCACGGTGCTTTCCTTCTACCTGTATCCGGAGCAGGACTTCCAGAATGGGATCCTGTTCTCGCCCGCGCAGACGGTCAGCAACCTGACGGCCTATGCGACGACGAGCGATGTGTGGCTCGGCTCGATCAATGGCGGCACGACGGACCTCTTGGCAGGGATCACCGAGCGGCTGCAATTCTGGAACACCTCCACGTGGTTTGTGACCAGCACGCTGCTGCTGATCGACTACACCTTCACCGACACCTGGGTGCATCCGGTCACGCCGGTGCTGTCCCGCGCATCGACGACGCCGGCATTCATCGTGGAAGGCCCGATCCCGCGCTTCGATGGCGCGGATGATAGCTTCGCCTTCACCGCACCGCTGCCGCTGAATGCGGTGGCGGGCGTGACGCTGGTGTGGCTGGGCATGCTGAACCGCGTGACGGGCACCAATGACCTGATCTTCTGCGGGACCAATGCGGCGAATCCGCGGGTGTGCCTGCGCGTCGATGGCGGCGATGTGAAGCTGCTCGTCCGCCGGCTCGATGGCGAGGCGACGGCGACGATCACGGCGGCCGGGGCGGTGACGCAGTTCTTCTTCCAGTCGATCTCCGCGAGCATCGACTACGCGGCGGGCACGGCGACGATCTACGTGGCCGGCGCGGCGGTGGCGGCGGGCGCCTTGACCAGCGCGGGCGTGACCAGTGCCACCAATTCCTCGGAGACGCGGATCATGGCGGGCCAAGGCGGCGCGAACCCGGCGGCCGGCGAGGTCAATCACGTGCTCATTCTCGACGAGGCGACCAGCCCCTTCGAACACGCGCAATGGTTGGCGGCCGTGCTGGCGGAAAGCAGCCTCGATATCTGATCTAACACCCTTTCACGATGGCTGAAGAGAATATCGGTTACACGGTTACTTTCAAGACGCGCACGGAAGGCGACGCGGGCAAGAAGGTCGTGGATACCATGAAGGATATCCGGGCCGAGCAGGAGAAGCTCAACCGGCTGCGGAATCCCGAATCGCTGCGGCAATCGATCGGTGGTGAGTATGATCTTTCCCGCGCGATCGACCAAGCTGAGAAGGCGACCAAGAAGTCCACCTTCACCACCATCGAAGACAACTTCGTGAAGGTGCGCGCCCGGCAAGCGGCGCAGGCGCTGGTCGATGAGATGAAGCGCGAGCAGCTGGGAACGGACAGGCTCGTCGAAGCGAAGAAGCAGGTCACCAAGGCGAGCAGCGCGGCGGGTCGCTCGGTTCAGAACGTCGCCTTCCAGGTGCAAGACCTCGGCACGCAGCTCGCGGCAGGCACCAGTGCCGCGCAGGCATTCGGGCAGCAGCTGCCGCAGTTGTTAGGCGGCTTCGGCATGTGGGGTGCGATTGCCGGTGGTGTGGTCGCCCTCGGTGCGCTGGTGCTGAAGATGGGCGAGGGCAAGGAGAAGACCGAGGACTTCAAGGAGGCCGCGGAGAAGCTCAAGGACGCGCTGGAACAACTGCGCGAGACGAAGGCACAGGAATATACCGAGGATCTCGCCTACGCGGTTCAGATCCTCAAAGAGCAGACCGACGATCTTCGTGAAGCCGAGGTCCAGCGGATCGACACGCAAAACAAAGTCGCCGATTCGCAGCGCCGCGTGCAGGAAGCACAGGACAAGTCGACGGCCTCGATGCTCGACTACATGGAGGCCGTTCTCGGTCTCGATGTGACGCAGCAGCGTGCGGCACTGGCGCAACGCGACCACCAACGCGCTGCCGAGGCCGCAACCGCGTCGGCGACCGCCGAGCTGAACAAGCAGAAGCTGGCCTACGACAATCTGGCGACCTCGATCTCCGACGCGAAGCAAGAGATGGTGGCTGCCGAGGAAGAGCGGCAGCGGCTTTCGCAGCAGGAGAGCGACCTTAACAAGCGCCTCAGGATTGCCGAGGGCTCTGGCAAGCGGGGTGAGGCCGGCGATATCGAGATGGAGTTGGCCAACGTCAAGGCGCTGGCAGCGATGCAGGATCAGATCCTGCGTGAGACGCCGAAGACAATCGCCCAGCTGTATAAGCAAGGCTACGCGATGGCCAACCAGATCTCCGCGTTGCAAACGACCACTCAGGCCGAGTTGGAAGCGATCAATGCCGAGCTGGAAGCCGCGAACCAAGGCGACTCGATCAAGAACCTGATTTCGCAGAACCAGAAGATCACCGGCGATCTCACGACCGCCATGACGGACGTGAAGGCGACCACGCCATTGCAGGCACAAGCGGCGGCGGACATCACCGCGGCGCTCGCCGATGGCAAGCTGACGGCCGAGGAAGCAAAGCGGCTCTCGGGGCAACTGGTGACCTTGCATCCCGCGCTCACCGAAGCGATGAATGGCAACGTGGCGCAGGTGGACAAACTGATCGCACTGGTGAAGGACGTCGCCACGAAGCAGAAGGCGCAGGACGCACAGATCGAAGGACTGCGCAACGGAATCCGCTGAGTGCCGCTGCTAGGATGTCTCCATGGGACTGACGCTCCGCGGTGAACTTGGCAAGGCGCTCGATGCGACCCTTCGCACGCCGGCCTTGCTGAAGATCCGCGACCTGCAATATCGCACCGAGAGCGTGGCGGATGACGAAGTGACGTGGACGGCGCGCACGCAGGATCTGGCCGGCGGCATGACCATCCTACCGCAGGCCGAGCAGCAATTCTCCCTGTATGAGGACGGCTCGCGGATTTTCCACGGCCACGTGAGCGATCCGCGACGCGTTCTTCACGGTGCGCGCGTGACGGTGCTGGGGCCGTGGTGGTGGCTGCGGCGCATCCAGGCAACGCAGGCGGGCACGGCGGGCGACCGGCCGACGATGGAACTCGCGGAGGCGACGGTGAAGAGCATGTTAACCACCGTTTTAACGAGGGCGATCGCGCAGGGCGCGCCGATAAGAATCGGGACGATCGCCGACACGCTGACGATTCCCAAGCAGCAGTTTTCCGAGATGACGATGGCCGATGTGGTGGCGGACCTGCTGCGCTACATTGCGGATGGTACCGCGTGGTGGGATTACTCGGGCAGCGGCTTGCCCGCCTTCAACCTGACGCGACGCGCGGGTGCGATCGACACGCCGTATGAGGTCGGCAGCGCTGGCAAAATGATCGAGCTGGATGTGCAGGAAGCGATCGAGCTGGTGGTCTCGCGCGTCGAGCTGGCCTACATGACGCGGAACAGCAGCGGAGTGCCGGTGCAGCAGCAGCAGGTGGCGGGCGTGGCGGCGACGGGCAAGACGCAGGTGGTGGCGATCAGCGGTGCCGAGCGCGATACCTTCGTGCCGCCGGACGATTACGAGAGCTTCACGGTGCAGACGGTGAGTGCCAACGTGACGATCAACACGCTGCGGCCGACGATCCTGAACATGCTGCCGGAAGTGATCGCGAGCCGGGCGGCGTATAGCGGCAAGCCCGCCGTGACCGATGTGATCCTGGCGAACGCCGAGGTGCTGCAAACGTGCAGCGACCCGAGCTTCCCCAGCTCCGGCGCGACCTACTACTCGCACCCGCAACCGGCGCTGCAGTACGTGGACGCGAACGGTGCGGCGGTCTCGGTGGTGGGCAAGCAGCTCGTCATCACGCCCGATCCTCCGGAGTGGGTCACCCTCGCGAATGCCGAGCGGGTGACGATCAAGGGCCGCATCTACGTGCTGGCGGCGAGCACATCGGCGAAGAGCCCGTATCTAACGGCCGATCGCATGGAGAGCCTGCAACCCCCGGATTGGGCGAAGGCTTTCCCATGGTCGCTTCAACAGGCCATGAGCCGCAGCGGTGAGCCGCCGCCGGCGTGGGGGCAGACGACGAGCTTCAGCCAACCGGCGGGCTACAACCGCCACCAGAATTACCTGTGGGCGCTGGACTTCGAGATCGCTGCGCTGCTGACCACGACGGCCTATGCCTCGCCGACGGTGCTGGCGAAGCCGCAAGCGTTCGAATACCTGACGCCACCGGCCGGGATGGCGGCCGCCCTGCTCTCGATGCAGAGCTTCACGCCATGGCGCGGGCGGATCGTGCGGAAGGGTGCCGAGATCTGCGACGGGCTTTCGTTGATGAACCGGAAGTTCAACGTGACGGGCGGCGACGCGGCGATGGCGACGATGGGCGCGCTGCCCAAGGCGGTGACGTACGACTTCCGCAGCAAGACGGTGAGCATCGAGCTGGGGCCGCCATCGCGCCACGATGTGAGGACGATCTCGCAGCGGTTCCGGTTCAGCCCGCAGACGAACATCACGATTACGAATTCATGAGCCTCTACACCGACGCAGAAGGAAACCTGTGGGCCTTGCCGGTGCCGGTGGTCGCCCGGCACGCGACGACGACGCTCTTCTGGATCGGCGACGCGCATGCGGCGGTGCAGCCGCAGCTTGGCGACGAGTGGCGACCGCTGGAAGGGACCGGCGGGGAATTCCTCGGCGGCAGCGGCCGGAATTGGCGGCTCGATGCGACCACCACGGGCGTGCAGGCGGGATTCTACCGGCCGACCGGTCCGGATGCCTGGGTGAGCGTGCGCGATGACGATTGGACATGGACGCGGGAGGCGGACGGGTCCTTCGCGCTGCGGGACGGGACGGACATCGTGGCGGGCTCGCCAGCCGTCGGCGGGCTGACCGGCGTGGCCAGCGCGGGGACCTTCCCGGTGGTGAATTGGGTGGTGATCGCCGACAGCCCGAGCTTCACGACGTGGGTGGGCGTGGAGGATTCGACGTATGCCATCGTGCTGGAGAAATCGACCGGGAATGCCGAGCTGCACGGCGGCGGGACCTCGATCGTGGCGGACCGGCTGGGTGGCTCGATGACCGATCCGGCTGGGGTTTACCCCGCCACGCCGGACGGTGAAACGGACTTTAACGGCGGCTCGCCGTGGACCTACACGGTGACCAGCACCGGGCCGACCGGCACGGCAAACAGCACCGCCTACGGCGAGGCGACCTACGGCGGCCTGCCCTTCACGATCGATGTGGAATTCGAGGGCGGCAGCGAATTCACCGCCCGCGAGGCCGTGCTGCGGGCGACCGGTAGCAGCGGGACGCAGGAGGGCTTCTACGTGCCGACCGGCTGGCAAAGCTGGGAGGCCGACGCGAGCAGCGGCTGGACGCTCGGGATCGACGGCAGCGGCGTGGGATCGTGGCGCGACGGGACGGACGAGGTGGCCTATCGGGACGCGGATGCGTCGCGGCTCTACGATCCCGCCGGCCGGTGGTTTTCCACCCCCTACGGCGCGCTGACCTACGGCGACGGCGGCGCGGACTTCGAGGTCGAGATCAGCGGCCCGCAGCGCGCGGTGCCGCTGGAGGGCTGGTGGTGGGGCGAGCTCGTGCTCGATGCCGGGACCAACGAGGTCACCGGGACCGAGGGGCCGAAGTTCGCCTCGGGCAGCTCACCGGGCTGGCCGGGGAACTCGCCGACGCTGCAGGTCTTCCCGCTCGCCTACTCCGACGGTGCCGGGACCGTCCGGCCGATCTGGTCCGGGCCGATTGATTGGGTGCCTTAACCGGCGGTTACGCGGGCTTAAAAGGGCTTGCCGGGCAGGCTTAATTCGCAGATCTCTGCGACTTCTTCGCAGACCGTTTGCGGTTTTACACTCACTTCCCCGGAATACCTCAATG